ATTGGGTCATCTTTTGATCCTGCTTGATTGCGAATGTACTTTTTAACCTTTGTATCAATCCATGCATTTAATGCAACTGCGTTAGGATCTTTAAGGGCTGCTCTGTCACCTTCAGGTACAAAGTATTGGTGGGCATGAGGAAAATTATTTTCAGTTCTTTTTATACTAATTAACTCATCATCTAAAGCTTTCTCACCGCCAACTAACATACCGCCTGGGTCTTTAATAATGTTCATGCGTGGGTTCATTACGTTGCGACCTAGCATGCCTTCACCTGTTTGTATTTGTCTCATACCTTCTTTGATAGCTGTCTTACCTAAGTTCTTTGCTAAACCTACACCGCCGAGTGCGGTTGTTGCTAAATCAGCTGCATCTGTTAATCGTGGATCAAAGAATGATGTTTGCAGTTTGCCACGCTCTAAGTTACGGATAGGTCTGTATCCGCGGCTCATGTCGTCAGCTAACGTTTGTAATCCTTCTACGCCCGTAAGTTCAGCTACGCTTGTACCACCAATAAGAGGTATTTGTGGAAGCACTTCATACTTACCTAGGAACTCTGATGCAGGTTTTAATATGTCAGCAATCTTGCCTGATATTTTTCCGCGAGGAATTTCTTTTAGTGTTTCGTATTCGGGTTTAACTTCAATCTCAGGTGTAGTAATTGTTCCCCCATCTGCTTTCTTTTTAACCTTGACGGATGTACCACTTAATCCTTTTAGTGGTTCAAGTTCAAAGTCAGAACCTAGAATGTATTTAATATATTCACGGAGTTCGTCAGTATCAAATCCTTTTTGGTATGTACCCTTTTGCGTGATCATTGCGTTTGGTTCGTCAGCTAACTTACCTTTGGTTGACATAACAGCTGACGGTGAGCGTGCAGTAATTAAACCTACGCCACCTCTGTCCATTACGCGTCCGATGTTCTCTACAATAGAATCTCTGACTTCAGGTGTCACAGCGTTAAGAACGCTAAAGTTTGTAAGGCCTTTAAATTCACCTGACGGAACTTTGGATGGGTCTGTAAAATCAAACTTACCTTCATAGAAGGGCTCTAATGTTTTTACGTTAGGGAACGTCTTGCGTAACTCTTCTGCGCCCAATCCCATACCTGCACCGTAGTCAAGGATAGGTGCGTTTACGTCTTTAATGTCTTCTAGTAGGATTGGTGAAGCTTTTCTATATGTTCCTACTGTTGTAGCGATTGGTGTCTTACCTGACGCGCTTGCTTCGGGTAATTCTTTCATAGCTTTCTTTGCAACTGTTTCAGCGGCTTTCTCTCCTATCTTCTTGCCAAGCTTTAAGAAGCCACCGCCTGCGTAACCTTCTTTGTTAAGGTTCTCTATCATCTCGTCTGTGATCTTTACGTTAGGAGCATAGCCTCGTGTTAGGTCATAGTATGTTGGAAGACGAATAGGTTGGTTTTTGTCTGCAAGTTTTTGCTGAAATTCTTTGTAATAATCTTTAAGCACAATTTCTTGTGGCGCGGCTTTGAATGCGTCTGATTCTTTGCGACCACCTAACGATGTATGGAAAGCGGGATGTAACTCAGGACGGTATTCGATGTTACCTGACAACGAGAATAGTCTGTTACCTATGTCACCCGTCTTAGCTTCTAGTACAAGCGGATCTGTTGTCTCTCTCATGATGTCTTCATAAGGAATGATTGATCCCTTCTTACCGCCTACACCTTTACCACCAAGTACGTCAGCAATGAATGCGCGTTGATGGAATGTGTTTGCGTGTTGATCAAACTCAGGGGATAAAATGTCTACGTCTTCAGGAAAAAATGTCTTGCCTGTCTTAGGATCTTTGATGTTAGCAAGGCGTCTATTAATTGTTTGGTGTAGTTCGGGAGTAAGCTTATCTTCTTCTACAGCTTTGTAGAATCTATCCATAATTTTGTCAAACACAACTCTGTTTGATCTATGTTGATAAGGTGATCCTTGGAGGTTTGTCCATATAGCTTCTTCGGGATGTTGAGCCATTGATCCAACCATTGTCTTAGCAATGCCCGGTGTTTGAACCGCCCATGCTTTGTCTGCATATAATGCGGGGTCAATCTCTGACAAGTCAACGAAACCTGATCCGCCTAAGAATTTGTTTGGGTAATCTAGTTTAGTTCTGTCGGCTTGCGTAATGTATAGGCGTTTACCTACATGCTTTTCTAAAGCTTCGGACATGCGTGGCGCTTTCTTAGCGATAGCTTCTAAACCACCTTTAACAGTTTTACTTACTATGCCCATTACTATCCTTGATGCGTTTCATTACAGCTTTGCGTTCGCTTGGTGTGTAATCTAACCAACCTGCTATCTCGTCTTCTGTACGCTTGCATGTCTTACATGTTTGCTTCTTAATGTCTAGGTCACATATGTTCTTACACGGAGTAAGGATTGACTCTCTCTTTGTATTCATAAGCGTCAGCATAATCTTCTGATGCGTCGTAAGGTCTCGGGTCAATCTCTAACATGCCTGCGTCTCTTAGATACCGAAGCGCCTGCGTACACGCGTCCACATAGTCATCATGCGTAGCTTCAGGAAACGAACATATCTGCGACACAAAGCCCTCGGCCCAATCACGAACATATCCACGTCGTACTGATGACTCGGGAATCCACACGCGTCCATGAGCGATAATGTTTGCAACAATGGAAAGTCTCTGTACTTTGTCCGCTCTACCGGGATTGTAAGCTCGCACAGGTAGATGCGCCCGTTGCATATCTTGTATGAGACTGATTCCACTCGCCTTATCTTCGACAAGGATGAGATCAACTCGCTTACCTTTGACAAACTCTCCTGTGTCAGACTCGCTATCTGCACCATAACTAACTTCATACTCTTCCTGCACTTTCTTTCTTAGGTCAGGGTACTGCATGCGTTCTTGCCATGCATCTATCAACATCACCGCCATTGGGCCATCCATCGGTTTGAACACGCCGAAGACTAAGCACGCTGTCGGGTCATTGATGGTCTTCTCTGTGTATGCGCAATCGTAACTCTGTATGATGTATTCAAACTTAGGGAATGGTTTCTTCGCGTCCCATAACTTAAACATATCTCTTTTAACAATGCCACCCTCTTCAGGGTCAATCAGTTCGGCATAGATCTCTTGTCGACCTAGCTTCGTTCCTTCGTACTGCAATATCTGTTGTTGAAAGCTTGGTGCTAAGTTGTCTATGTTCGCGTACGTTGACGCGGTTGTCATAACGACTTCACCACTACCGTCATCAGACCTTCCTACTAAGTCAACGATCAAGTCTTTAGGACGTGGTGTCGTTGATGCAATGATCCTTGTCTCTTTACCTAACCGCACTGAGAACTGAATCATGTCCCATGCTTCTTGTAAGTAATCCCACGCCGCCAACTCATCTAGCCACGCGCCGTGATACTGTCCACCGCGGAATCGATCAGGTTCTGACGCTGATATGCCTTTGATCAATGATCCGTTCGTCAGCTTGATCTCGAGCAATGACTTGTTATAGTCTGCAATAAGGATCTCAGGTATCACGTTAAGCAATCCTGATTCACCTTCGATACATGTACCGCGTACGTCCATCGATGTCGGTGCGGATACTAACCATCGTGTGTTGGGCTGTTCCCAAGCCCACCATCCTATCTGCTCAGCAGACGTTCTAGTCTTCCCCGCACCTCGACCACCTAATAGTAACCATATCGCCCAATCACCGTGAGGAAGTATTTGGTGATCGTGCGCTTGCGTTAACCACTTCATGCGCCACGCTATCGCTATCTGTTTAGCAATGGGTAGCGATTTAAACTGCGCTTCTACTTCTTTGTCTTTAAGTAAATCAACAACATCATTCATCAAATAACTTTACGACCTCTCCTGTCGATTTATCTAACTCGTAACCTACGAGCTTTCTTATCTTTGCGTACTGCTTCTCATCGAGCTGACCATCGTCTAGCTCATATGACTTAATCTCTTGTTTAAGCTTGGTCGTTAGGAACGCGTCAGCCTTACGTTTCTCGAAACTCATTTATCAAAGTAGTCAGCAACAATAAAGAAGATGAACCCTGCAAGAAGTAATCCACCTAATATATAAAAGCCGTTTACAAGGTCGGTCATTTGGCCTGTCTCTTTAGTTCGAGGTTCTTAATCATTTCGTCAAAGATGTTGACATTGATGTTGATCGCGTCTGATTCGTTGTCACCAACGTGTGCGATCCTGTCTGAATACTTCTTAGGTTTAAGTTTCGCGGCCACCCACTTGCGAGCGTCCACTCTATTCTTTTGCCATTGAACGTACGCTGAGTCATAACGAGTCTTACCCTTGTCATCAACGATCTGTTGTGGTAGCTCATCACTGATTGCGTGAATCTCGTCAGCCAATGTGTCAGCTTGATCTTCTCTCGCGCGCGCATATATCTCCGCGAACTCTTTGTGACGCAACAGCCACTCGTACACCGCAGTCTTCTTCGGCATCTTCGCATCGCTACAAATCTTAACTAAACTCTCACCGTCAGCAATCCTATCGCATATCTCCAAAGCAATCTCAAGACTATAGAGCGTAGGTCTTCCACCCTTGTTACCTACAGTCGAGCCCTTGTTAGATTGTTTACTTGACGCACGAGTCTCTTCATCCTTATCTTCGTAAGATGATACGACTCTCTTCTTTGTGATAGCTGTCTCTGACATAATGCAATAGAATGTAAACGGACAATAGGGATAAGTCAAACAATAAGTAGGTACAAATTGTTTTTAGTTTGTATTTTCTTTTCGGGGAAATTTTATACGGGCGTACTACGGAAAACATACGGACGTATTACGATGATTGATACGGACGTAATACCAACCAATAACAATAAACAAATAACAATAAACAATATTAGAAAGGCGCTAGTTCGTATTCACTCAAATCTAATTTTGGTTTCTTTTCGCGCTTTACTGAATACCTAACAAAGGTTGCTTCGGGTTTATCTTTTAACCAATGTTCTAATTCTACGCGTGAATGAAAGCCACGCATTTTTTCGCCATCGATTAAACCAACATATCTATGCTGACTCATGACAGTATTGTAACACGCTCGTAGCCTATGTCAAAGCCCATTTCACCTTGGCATAATGCACGGAAAGTATGTTGCACTTGACTTCTTTCATTACCTTGATTATCAACCTTGCCGTTCCAAACACGCGTTAAAGTTTTAGCTACAAAGAATTGACCATCGAGGTCAGTCACCTTCCCAACAATAAAACAATCAGGGCATCCTTCTCTCGGCGCAAAATCGTAAGCTCGAACGATGTCACCAATCTTAATATTTTCTTTTGTACCAATCATCATTCGCTCCCAAAAATAATTTTCTTAAATATATTTAATGGTAAGTACACCATCGGCTCAACATCTTGTGCATCACCTCGATCATAACGACCACCGAAGCCATACGTCACGTCTACCAAATTGTTTACAAACACACCGTAGTAAGTTCCCTCGGTGAATGTAATCACCATAATGAATGGGATCTCTACTTCCTTGCATAGCTGTTTTGCTTTCATCCACTTGTCGAGTGAGATCATATAGCGTGGATATGCGTTGAACGATAATTTCTCACGATGTTTGAATTCTATAAACGCGTAAGGATCTTTACCACGCATCGCTAACCAATCAAGTTGATATTTGAGTGGTAACTTTTGTAGCGTGCAATTCCACTTGGCTTCTAAAAAAGTTTTCATTTTGTTTTCGTGCGTGAGGTCAACTTGTGATTCATACATTGGACGTGCCATGATTAACTTACCTCCACAAAAAGTTCTGCGTCAGGATAATTTTTACCATGCACCTCGATGAACAACTCCGCGTGATTTTTACACTCGAAGTTGCTCTCGACGATCTCATCGGTCACCGCATCAATCACCATGTAGCTCATGCTGTCACCTCTTCCATGTCGCGGAGCATTGCAAGCTTGACAGCGCCTATAAACATATAAGCGTCCTCAAGGTGATCGAAGTAGAACCTCAGCGCGTCAACGCAGTGAGCGGTAGTGTAGCGAGGATAGTCTTGCATAACCTCGAACCGCACGCCAAGATCCACAGCAATCTCGTGCGCCTTGCGATTGTGGATGTAGTCATCCTGATCCCATCCGCTTTTAAACTCAACGAATGTGAACTGCTCAGGAACCTTGACTGACCAAAGACCTGAAGCATCGTAGTACCCTGTCACAGGTACAAGAGCTTCACGCATGATCGCGTCATGCTCAGGACTGTACTCTTTTAAACCGTTTACGCTTAATGTTCTCATTATTTTCTCCTTAGTAAATTCCAACGCCACGTTTTTCAAGTAAATTTTTAATTGCTTCAAGCTGTCTGTTTGTGACAACCATATAACCGTACGGAGCGCAATGCATGTTGAATGAATCAACAGCCATGTAATCAGCGCTTGCAGGTGATGCGTGCATGCCTAGGTCAACTAGGTCATTGTCTGTGAGTGCGTAGTAGAGTTGCATTATTCACCATCCTTTTGAATGTAATAGTCAGGTAAAAATTCACCGATTAAACGGTCAAAAACTTTAACCATGTCACCCCTGTAAGTCATCCATGATGCAGGATGCCATGCATTATCTGAATCAACTGTGTTAAGAGGACCGCCTTTACCAAACAATGTTACGATGTATCTTTTTGCTTTCATCACACACCCCCAATGCTATCAACTGATAGCTTTTTAATTTTGTAAGTGATGAATGAGTTAGAGATTTGTTGAAGCTCTGCATTAATACGATCAATAGCAGGGCCTGTGCCTAACACTTTAAGCTCTAAGTCCTCTTCATTAAGTTTAGTTAGTCTAGCTAACTCTGCGCTATTAGATTTGCCACCATCGATTAAATGGTAGTAAGTTTTACCTCTGTAAGTTACTGACATTTTGAATCCTTTCGCTTTTATTTAACCGAACCAATGTGTTCGTAGGTGTAATATTATATTAAACAACAGGGATGTCAATACCCCAACCAAACTTTTTTTAATTATTTTTATATGAGTTGGCACGGTTCTTGCATGCACAAAAAAGAGGCATTTAAAGCCTCTATTTGCCTTAGGGTAGGGTAACCCTTCACCCTGACCCCAAAAGTGCCTTAAAACGCTTAAAAATGGTCTTTAAACCGCCTTTCCTGCGTTAAGTATCGTATTAGCACAAGTGAATATCTTTTGCGCTGACCTGTCATCGATCTGATTATCCTTCAACCAATGCTGAATGTATCCACGGGACTCTTCTAACCCATTTAAGCCTAGGATCGAGCATAGGATGTAAGCTACTGACTCAGCCTCTACCTCACGAATATCGTGTGGGGTAGTTTCAGAATCTGACATAGTGTGCTCAGTAGTGTGACCTAGTACGATGTGAGCGAGCTCATGGAAGGTTGTTTTGTGTGGGTAGATAGCAATAGGATTGATCGCGAAGCTGTGGAAGCTTGCGTAACCTTGCACATTACCGTCAGCTGACTCGTAAGCATTCTCTTTGATAAGCAATGTCTCGAGGGCTTTTTGCTTATCCCACTCAGGTGTGACTTGCGTTTCAACGTAGTCTTCACCCTCTGTTTGGTGCACTGTGAACCATAGATCGCGTGGCATAAAGAATCTTGAGAACTTGCCTTCGATCTTTTTGCCTGCCTTATCCTTTTTAGGTACTGTTACAGGTAAAAGCATTGCGTAAGCTTTAGATCCTTTTTTAACTTTGCGACCAAGCTCATTCCATTTTTTAAGGGTTGCTACGGGGCCAAGCTGTTCGTCACGTTGGCTGACTTGATCCCATAACCATAACTGATTGCCAATGCTGTATTGATGGAAACGGCTGTAACAAGTTGATAGAATGCCTTCTTTGTTTACAGCTTCTTTTAGTAATTCTGCGAATGGTACTGTTTTCATGGTCATCCCCTTATCTTGAAGTTAATTTAACGGTTATGATTTCTTGTGCTTTAGTATTGCGAGCAATAACTTCGGCAGGTACAGAGCATTCAGCGAATACTTGTTTGAAATCGACAGTTGAACGGGTTGAGACGATAACGTTGGCTTTGTACATAGCGCCTTCGTATATGCCTTGACCTTCTTCTTTAAGGTTTGCCTTGATAGCGTCTATCTTAGCGGTAAGATCAGCTTGTTGAGCTAGTAGTAGACCTAATGTGTCTACTTGTGTGTTTTGTACTAATGTTTTCATATATTTTTCGCTTTCATTTGTTTATTTAAGTTATCTATCAAGTGATAGTGATGTAACTATATATTAAACAATCAAGAATTACAATGGCCTAAATCAACTATTTTTGATTGATTTTACTTATCAAAACTAGGGTAGTTGGCACGGTTTTTGCCTGTAAAGCATACTTTACATCCGTTTTCACTCAAATCATTGATTTATATAGAAAAGAATGAAAACAATTTGCATGAAACTTTAATAATTAAACGCAAAAAAGTAATATATATTACACAAAAAAAGGGAGCCGAAGCTCCCCTTAATTTAATAGCAATCTGTAACGATAACCATTACTTGTTCATAACGTACATAGTTACTTCAAAGCCGAATCTCATTTCTGTAGCTGATGGAGTTGTCCACATAATATTATCCTTTTAAAAGTTATACACACCGTGTGTATGATCGTATTATGTACCGTACGCTTTATCGTACGCATCAAGAAAACCATTAACCTATGCTAGTTTTTCTAGCGATCTCTTTAGCTATCTTATGGCGCTTCTTACCCTTTTCAGTCTTTTCTAATAAGGCATAGAGCTCTTTTAAATCAAACGCCTTGAGCCTAGGCTTGCCGTTCCTTGTTTGCATAGGGTTGGCGTGTCGTTTGCTTTTGTGTGTTGTCTGCGTTGCCATTAATACCTCGCGTAAGCTTGTTTGTTTTTCATTTTCTCATGCATATCCTTTATAGCTTTTTCATTGAATGCTTCAGGGTGTGTCACCATGATCGAATGAATAGCGCGATCAAGTGTCTCCCAATACGCACGCCTTTGATGAGGTACTAACCTCTGAAATGCATGCACGCTTATGTTGCTTGCTGACTCTTTTAATAACTGTCTTTCTTTTTCTGTAAGTAAAATCATTTTATCTCCATATAAAATTTATGACAAGCTTTCCAAATATCCCATGCATCCTGCATAGCCCAACTCCAATACTCCCCATCTTTTTTTATTCGAAAATCATGGTGCTCAGGTTTCCAATTATTTATAATGTGCTCAGTAAATTCTTTTCGTATATTTTCAGTATTCAATTACCCACCCCGCAAACTCACCCATCCTAAAAAATTCTTTTGCATCATCAAGAAAATAATTATCCATAGGAATCTGTACACCTGCGAGCGACATTTCTTTATTTATGATGTCTTCAGCTTCTGCGCCTTGCTGTATCTTCCAATGCCACGTCAATCGTTTCATGACTGTACTAAAGTATCCGCTGTGATCACATATCTTATCAACAATGATCAGACATCCACCCACCTTTGCTTTGTCTTGAATTGCATCGAGTAATCTTTGTCGCTTGTCTACAGGTATAAACATCATTGTCAAAAACAAAATGTAAACTTGTGCTTCGGGTATATCGATGTCTGTAATGTCTGCATTCATCACGCCAATTTCTTCCATGCCAACCATGTTGTTGCACATCTGTAAACTTTTTTCTATCGCTAACACTCTTCCTTTGCGCTCATTCACTAATGGTAAAAGTTTTCTTGATAAGTTTCCTGTCGATGCACCGATGTCAACAACTCTGTTACCTTCGGTTAAATAATTGCGCGTGATATAAACTACAGCGTCTGTAATCATGTCGTACCAAGGGAGCTGTTCCCTTACATGTTTATCGAACTTGTTTGCAACCTCTCTCGATTCAAACGTCCATGACTTCATAGTGGTAACCTCTTTGCTATTTCGTGAATGACATTGACTGTGACTGCTCTACCACAGCGCTCATAACGCTGATTATCAGATACGAGCGATCCATCGCTATACCACTTCGTCCAATCATCGGGAAACGATTGCAAGCGCTCACACTCGAGCGGTGTAAGCTTTCGTAGTGATGAGCCTACTAACACGCCGTGACGATCCTGAGCTGTGATTGTAAATGAGGGTTCGTTATGTTCTTTGATGCGTCTACCATTTTGTCTTTTCTCTTTGCGGTCGGGAGTGAGTACAGCTTTGACTTCGATGTAAGGTACATTGTTACCACCTGTACCCATGTTAGCTGTAAGCGTAGGGGTGTAGTCACCCTTTATATCTCTGAAGTGAGTGCGTCTCCATTGGGTTGTGCGAACATGTCCATCTGATTCGTCGATGACTGCTCGAGTTCCGCCACCTTTATAGTAGTGTGCGTCGAGCGTTGGTAAATAGTTTGTTGAAACCCGTTCCCCTTCTCCTTGTGTTTCTTCGCGCGAGACATCATTCTCTGCAAAGCACTCTCCGATAGGAAATACTTTTGGTCGGGCTCTATCTCTAAGATTTGCGACAATAAAAACTCGCTCCCGATTCTGTGGGACTCCGAAATTTTTGCTGTTAACACATTCCCATTGAACGTCATACCCAAGTTCATCCAACGTAGCGAGGATGACTCCAAAAGTCCTTCCATGGTCGTGATTAAGCAATCCTTTGACGTTCTCAAGGAAAAGATACGGTATTCTTTTTGCTTCAGCAATTCGGCAGATTTCAAAGAAGAGAGTTCCTCTTGTATCCTCTGTAGAGAAACCTGTACGTCGACCTGCGACGGAGAAAGTTGCGCATGGGAATCCTCCAACAAGGAGGTCTGTATCGGGGATCTCTTCGGGTTGAATATCTCTAATGTCTCTTCCATCGGGTGCGTCCTTAAAATTATATTCGTATATGCGCCTAGCTCTATCGACGATTTCATTTGACCAAACGCATTGGTGACCTGCGCGTTCAAGACCTAAGCGAAAGCCACCAATACCTGCAAACAGTTCAATGAATCTCATCGTCATCCATTTTCTTTTGTGCTTCGCGCTGTTGCTCTCTCTCTTCTGCGCGATCATTGTCTTCTTTTAAATCTTGAGTCATTTCTTTTACAATCTGCGCTATCAGTTCTAATCGAGTCATAGCTACGCTCCCTTCACAATTGATTTGAGATCGTCCATAGCTGTGTCTTCCACCCAACCATTGACGGGTTTCATGAAACGCTTTGCTACCTTCTTGACATCGTAACCAAGAAACTCTTCCCACTCTCGGTCAACATCGCTGTTAAGCATCTTGACACGTTTGTGTGGAAGCCATCCCATGATAAGCGTTGTCCATTTATCTTTACGACTTACTTCAATCGCTACATTGCGATGATGATTCACTAATACTCTTGCCATGATTCGCTTTCCTTTCGCTTTTATAGATCGACATTGATCTAAATACAAGTATAACACGAAGTTAAACGTATGTCAACCCCCTATTTTACTTTTTTTTAGTTGTTCCAAAAGTATTTTGGTGGTTTCAAGTAAATCGGATTCGTCAAACCCGTAGTGCTTAGCAAACCCTTTGGTTCCCATACCATGCACTCCACTCTGTCCTCTATGGTGCTCGGGACATAAAGGAACTGCATCGTAGTGGGATGCCTTGAGCCCGATGCCACGCGCCTTGGTTCTTGGGTGATGTATTTCCGCAGGAGTTTCTCCGTAGCCAAGCTTTGCACATACAATGCAACCAAGCTGAGCAACAGAATCCAAGTGTTTCTTTTCATCTTTGGTCATTGAAGCGCTATTGCAAATAGTGCGATTAACAATACGACTAGCAAAATAAAAATATCATTGCTGTCCATTATGTTTCTCCTTAGATTTATAATAGGTGCGCATAATTTTTCTATACTCAGCCCATCCCTCCATGCCAATTAATAAAATGAATGCAATCCACCAATACCAATCAGCTTTAAATGTGTACAATAAAAATACTGCTACAAACTCTGCCATGATTAATCCTCACACACGCCACTGCGACAAGCACGCGCAATGATCTCGTGTTCGATGTTTTCTAGTGCGTCTTTTGCTTCGTTGTCATCATCAATACCGTGATGACTTTCAATAAGCCTTACAAGATTTTTAAATTCATCAAACTCAATACTTAAATTATTTTTGAGTGTGTATGATGTGTAGTACTCTATCAATGATGTGTTGTTCATTGGTTCTTGAATCATTTTTTTTCCTTTTTAGAAGCTATGTAAGCTAAACGAATAAAATAAAATACCAATACAGCAAGTACGCGTTGCCAAGTCCAATCAACGCCTGTGTATGTATACCCTGTAATTGCAAAAAAGAATGCATCGAGTAACCCAACATAAATTGGAATGACTAAAACAAAGAAAAACATTGTCTTTGAAAAGTCTAAAAATTTCTGTGTATTCATTATATGGTTATCTTTCCTTCAGCTCTTAAATTAGATTGTTCTGTTCTCCAAATATCAATCGCTGCCTGCGCCGCAATTAAATCCCATCGAAGCTTCTCTTCTTCTTCCATTGCAACTTTAATGCCATCGAGTAGCGCACTGTATTCAGGATGAGCGTATGCTTCGCGCTCTTGTGCACCAATAGCAGTTTCCATACATTGCTTCATAAGCATTGCTTTTAATGACTTGCGATACTCTTCTAAATAATTTCGTTCTGCCTTTGCTTTAGCGTGTGCCTTTGCATTTTTTAAAATGTAATCAACCGCTTTGTGTGGGTCTCTAAGTTCCATTACTCTATCTCCTCAATTTTCACTTTTAATTTCCCTGCTTGATCTTCTGCCCAAAAAATTCTTAAATCAACAATCAACTGATCATCTTCATACACACCCGCATGCGTTAATGCATCGAGTGGCGCTTTAAGTAAGTTGTCTAAGTCGCGTCTTCGATTGTCAGGTCTCCACGCTTCGATAGTCATCTTAATCTTTCCCTTTAAATGCTTGTTACATTTTTGTAAAATGATTTCGTCTGCCACGGCTTTTCTGTACTCCCTTCCTTTTTTACTAATTAACATACGACCTTGGAAAGTTCTCCAATAAGTATTGACTGACGGAGGGAACGGTAAAGTAAGCTCCATCAATGTACCGACGTACTTTGCGCAGGGACGCGCTCACGAATAGCTTTAGCAATCTCATCACTCTTTAATTCAAGCGCAACATTAGCACAAGCGTCGCGCTCTCTTAAAATAGACAACTCAAGGACTTCAGCAAACTCTTCCATTGTTTTAAGCATCTCTTGATTATGTTCTTCGACAGTAATCGTATCTTTCTCAAACGAAAACAATCCTGTTGAATCATCCATTACAAGTTTCTGTTCTTTCTTTTCTTCTTCAGCCATTATTCCGCTCCTATGCCATGTTTACGTTCAACTGCTCTTGCAAAATGTATCGGGTACATTGGATCGTGGGGATTAATATCCTTTACCAAGTCCCATACATCGTCTTCAGGTAGCGGTTTGTTTTTATAAGCGACCTCAATCTTTCTAGCCGTTTCTAAAATATTCATCGCGTACCCTGCTACAGCATCATTCTCAAGACTTTCGTCTTCAGGAATGTATATCTCACACATCGCCTCTAAAGCATCAAGTAATTGTTTATTTACTTCGTTAGTCATACCATTCACCCTCCTTTCCGCGGTTGCCCTTTTGCCATTGATATAAAACATCTTCCCTTAATTTTGAATCCTTATGATGCATATCCCATCGACCTAAGAACTCAAAAGCTTTGTCTCTATCAGCAATTCTTTTTTTAATAACATCTCGAACCAAACACTGATAAAGAAATTCTCGACTCATGTTACCTTTGTCTACCATTAAAACCTGCCACCATCTTCAAATACCATAACAAAACCATCGGGCGAATCTAAAAACTGTTGACTTTCTTTATGATACCAAAGCTTATACCACTCTTCATGTTCACCATTACGTTGCTTCTCACACATTAGATAAGCATCAGGCACATCATCAGCAACTTCTTTTCCTTGACTAATATCATGCTCTTTCTTTTTGTTGCGGTGCATAAGTAATACATTATCCACTTGATCTGCAATAGCACCACTACCTTTAAGATCTGTCTTAGAAGGCATAAGCTCTTGATTGCCAAGTTTTCTAATATGGTGTACTAAATGTATATGCATATTATGATCTCTTGCAATTGCTGTCAGCTCATCGACAAAAGCTTTCTGCGCGTTGTAGTCGTCTTCAGCCTTCATACATTTCATAAGTGAGTCTATAAACATATGTTGAATTTTTAATTCGATGGCACAGTATCTAGTAACCGCAATAATTTGATCAGGCGTCATCGTACCTTGCTGATCATATAACCAAAGTTTTTCTTCTGTAAACTTTTTAAACTTTTCAAGCGCTGATTTAAAATGATTTGCTTTATCTTTAATAAAAGGATTATCTAAATCTTCACCTGCAAATTGTCGCAACATGCGATAAATAGTTTTGCTTGGTTTCATCTCGAAAGAAGCTATACATACACGTTGCTTTTGTTTAATCAAGCTCAACGCTACTTGACCTGTAATTAAAGATTTGCCACCACCATTACTTCCTGCATAAACCGTAACCTCACCCGCCCTAAAGTGAAATGTTGCTTCAGCACCCTTCCAAGGTGTAAAACATTTTTCATCAGGCTTCGGATTTTTTATGTTCTCTTCAATGTCATCAATAAATACACTGACAGGACGAACCTTCTGATACTGTTCAGTTTCTTTTAAATACTTTTCGAAATCTATTTCCTCAGGCGTCAAGAATTCCACTTAATAATCCTTTACTATCTAAAATTTCAATATCTACTTTTCCACAATTAAAAATAAAAACTCTTTCAGGCTTGCATTTATTTATCTTTTCAAAAACTTTAAGCATCCTGTTAGAATTATCACCCCTGATGAATACAACAAGTCCAAACATACCCCTGAAGTCAAAAGAATCTAAGTTGTCTTTAGGTTCTATCAAAACAGCAGGGTATTTTTGTGTGTCTGAATACTTGTGCCACACACCCTCATAATGTGGATCACTATCTTCGCCAACCCAAATATTAATTGCTTCGGGTGTAACGCCATTTTTTCTAACCTCAAGAAGTTGATCTAGCCCAATCATATAGCTTTTCTTAACATGTTGATTGGTATTCCCGCTTGAGAGCTTGGCTCATCAAAATCTAAATAACGCTCCTGATTTAAATATGTGGCGGGCATAGGCTCAAAACCCCTTATCCACTGATCAGTTAATTTCATTTTTTCTACATGACTGATAATTTTGTCCGCAATTTCATCTAGCCCTTTAGATTGCCATTTCTTTTTGCAATCTGCTTTTGACTGCTTGCGCTCCCCACTTGGCCATGCGCTCCAAAAATCATCAAACCTATCTGACTTTCCTGAATATATGTTTTTTGGTTTTTTGTTATTTGTTGGTTGTTCTTGGTTCGTATTACGGTCGTATGATTCTCGTATTACGTCCGTATCCTTACCCTTTTCTTTTGCCCATCTTGTGTTCACCGCATTACGAGACTGATTACTTTTCGCTTGAAACTTTTGAATAACAGCGTCACATCGTTTGTGAACATAACCATTCTCGGTCTTATCGAAAAACTTTTCCAATACAAATACAATAGCTTTCTTTTCATCATCACCTCTTATTAATAAGTCATAAAACAAAACTTCTAAATCTAAAGTTAAAGGTGATTCATTCAAACAATATTGATCTATAAGTTGTTTGTATGCGCCGTGTTGAATAAGCGTTAGTTGAAATGCATCAGCTCTGTAGTCTTTAATGTTGAACTCAAAATAGTGCATATCTATACTCCACCAAATAAATCAGGTCGCAAATCTTTCCTTTTTACTTTCTTGTTTGTAATTCTTTCTATCGTTGCACATAACGACGCGCTAGGTAACTTTCTACCACTCATGATTAACGAAAGCCAAGTCTTTGTGATACCAAGACTTTTAGCGAATATTACTTTACTACCGTGCGGTTTGTTCTCAAAATAATCTTTCAGTTGCATTTTGCTCTCCTTTCTGAAATTAACTCGATATTACACAATTAAAAAAAAGATTGCAACAAATAATTAAATTATGCTATATTCGCTTTACTCAAATACTTTATTAGGAGGAAAGAGAATGGAAGCGAACTATAAAAAGTTTAGAAAAGTACCACCCTATATGACTAAAGCAGGTATCAAGATAGGCTTGCTCTATCAAGAACCCTTTGAAGCTCGTATAGATAAAGACGCTTATAAGTTACAAGAAGCACTGCTTGCACGAAAACATAAACCTGTCAATAGATTTCAAATAACTCCTGACATGTTGATTGTGATAGTGTCTGTGATAGTTTTAATTGGCTTTATCCTAGGAGGTTTTTATGGATGGCTATGAAGACGATTATCAACAAGCTATGTGGCATCAGGCGCATCAAGAACGACAACAAATGCTGATACAAGCGTTGACTCGTGCTGTAAGTGGAATTGCAACACCTGACGATTGGAATATGATCCGATTTGAATGTGGATTGTCCGATGGTCAATTTAGAGACGTTAGATTTAATACAAACTTAGGAGAAAAGAATGAGCTTAGTAGCGAAAACAGAAGGTGGTAATAGTAATTTTATCCCTGTACCAACAGGCATGCATCTTGCTAGATGTTATAGAATTATTGATCTTGGTACACAAGAATCAACGTACATGGGCAATGTAAAACAATTGCATAAAGTTATGTTTCAATTTGAAGTGCATTCAGAAGACGCCCAAGGAAATGCAACAGTAACATCTAAAGGTGATCCAATGACTGTCTCTAAAAACTTCACACTTACTTTGGCTGAAAAGTCAACGCTAAGAAAAGATTTACAAACTTGGAGAGGTAAAGACTTTGCACCTGAAGAGCTTAAAGGCTTTGAGCTTAAAAATGTTCTAGGTCAATGGGCAATGCTTTCAGTTGTAGAAACTCAAAATAATGGCAATACATATACAAATATTGCTACGATCAATCCTGTACCTTCCTCAATGAAAAAGAATGGTTTACCTGAAGGTAAAAATGAATTAAAACTATTCTCTATTGATGACGTTGACATGGAATTGTTTGAGTCGTTCTCTGATAATCTTAAAAATAAGATTAGGCAATCCCCTGAATGGGAACGTTTACATGGCGGACCTAGTGCAGGCAATTCTGCACCAAGCGCAAATTTTGATGACATGGAAAGCGATTTACCGTTCTAACTATGGTGATTATTGCGAATAACGCAAATCACCCTGATCAACAGCCCATAAAGCTTGTAAAAATTTGCAGTGAATGCTATGAAACAAAGCCTTCTACAGATTTTTATAAGTCAGCTATTAATAGGGATGGGTTGTGTGGTCAGTGTAAAATTTGTCACAACAAAAAAGTTACTCAAAGCAAAAAAAATAAAAAATTATTATCTTTTAAACAAGTTGCACCACACAAGAAGTTTTGGCTTAAAGAAAATAAACTAAAAACAAAAGCACATGGAGAGGTAGGTTACGCAATCCAAACAGGGAAATTAGTTAGACAACCTTGTGAGCGATGTGGAACCGAAGAGAATGTAGTTGCTCATCATGAAGACTATAGTAAACCGCTTGATGTTGTGTGGCTATGTAAACGCCACCATAAGGAAAGGCATATGGAAATAGATAGAGAAAATAAAAATAAGCCAAAACCTGACATGGTCAATCACCCCCCACATTACACCCAAGGTGGGATTGAAATGCTTGATTACATTAGGGCTAAGTTTCCACCTGAGCAGTACATAGGTTTTTTGCGTGGCAATATTGAAAAATATAATACGCGCATCGGTCTTAAAGATGACTCAGTTCAAGAAGCAGCAAAGATAGAATTTTACGCCAAAGAATTACATCGATTTTTAAGAGAGGGATAGCATGACTGAGCAAAGCAAAAGTTTATTTTACGCATCAGAACCACCAAAGATTCGCGCATCAGAATCAAACCATTGGTACACGCGTGACGGCATACCTCAATATACAATGATTGGTAAGAATGGCAAAGAGCGCAACACTACATTAAGGGATGCAAGAGAGCATGATTATGTACCCTCAGTGACTACGGTATTAGGTGTAGCAAATAAGCCTGCGTTAGTAGCATGGATGCAAACTCAAGTTTTAATGGCGGCTCTTACATCAACAAAACGAGAAGGTGAATCAGAGCAAGACTATATTGATCGTATTATTCAAGATTCAAAACAACAAGGACGTAACGCGGCTGATCTTGGTACAGAGATTCATACAGCTATAGAATCGTTTTTTGAGGGCATTTCGCATGATAAGCATCAAGAACATGTTCAAGGGTGCGTTCGTTCGTTAGAAGAGCAATACGGAAGAGTTGGATGGATTGCAGAGCGTTCTTTTGGTCATGAGCTAGGTTTTGCAGGAAAATGTGACTTACACGCAACAAATGACCCTACAGGTAACGGAATTGTGGTAGATATTAAGACAAAGGATTTTACTGATCCTAAAGATGTGGTAGGATATGATGAACACTTAATGCAATTATCGGCATATCGAGTGGGGTTAGGTATACCCAACGCTCGCTGTGCCAACATCTTTGTCTCTCGCACGCAAGCAGGTTTGTGCAAAATAATCGAATGGTCGGAAGAAGATTTACAAAGAGGCTTTGAGATGTTTTGCTCATTATTAAAATTTTGGCAATTAAAAAATAAACACAAGTAGAGGTAATTATGCTTAACGAAGATTTAATCAAACAAATATTTTTTTACTGTGACAACAATGATCCTAATGGCTTATATACCGATCCACAAGGTGAGCCGTTAGACATCATTGAGTACGCCCGTAAGATTGAGGCTGTGATTTCTGACAGCGTTCGTCTTAAAGAGCATGCTCGATGCGTAGAGATTGTACGATCACTCAACAAGGATGTAGCAAGAGTGTTGGAGGATCGTAAGTAAGCTCTCTCGCAAAGAGCCTTAAAAAAGGAGATAATCATGATAGAAACTCTAGCGCTTACATGTTTGGCGCAGACAATGTTCATGGAGGCACGCGGTGAGCCTCAAGCAGGTCAAATCGCCGTAGGAATGGTCTTGTATCGACGCGCTGACTTTAATCCAAAACGCGTTTGTACTGAAATGGCAAGACCTATGCAATTTTCTTGGTATGGCAAGCTTAAACCGCCCGAGCGTAGCTCTTATGAACTCAGACCATTTATATTACTTGCACAAAAAATCTTAACTTTTAAAGTTAACGACACATCGAAAGGAGCTGATCACTTTCATGAAATCAATCTTAAACCTAAGCCTACATGGGCTAATCGCAAACCAATCAGAGTAGTCATCAATAATCACATTTTTTACTAATGTCTATAGATTTGAGGATAAATATATGACCAATAGAGAATGGATGTTTGGTATTATAGGAACTGTAGCCGTAACCACTATGATGCTTGTAAGTGTGGACATCACAATCAATAAGTTTGAACCGAAACCACTCAAAGACAAACGCATCAAGTGCGTTGACGGCGACCTATGGGAAGAGGTGCGTCCGCATCTTTTTATCAAGAGCCATCTACAATGCTTTGAAGAAGGGAAATTTAATTCGAGATGACAGACGATCAGATACTATATATCGTAAAGGATGTTGACTCTTTTTTAATGAAAGAAGTTCAAGACTTTCAAATTACGGCGATTGATTTAAGCGCTATTGTAAACTCACGCCTAAGAATGTTGAACGCTTCAGAGGGGTCAGAAGAAGATTATGATGACCTTATAAATCATTTAAATAGCCAAACTGTCATCTTACCGAAACAAATACATTAGAAAATGAAGAAAAGAACATTTGAAGAACTAGCAAAAGTAGTTAATGATCATATAGAAAAGTATGAAGATACAACCCGCAATAGAATTAAGATTGCAACAGGAATTAATAACCACAAGCTTGACGAGTTAGAGGCTTTAGGATTGATTAAATTGCCACCTAAAGTAAAAGCAGGTATGAATAGTAGAACTTGGAGATGGTATAAGACATGACAGTCCTAAGAACAGAGGAGCATTGCAAAGCTATTTACACATTACTATGTAAACTGCCTCCGTTCGACAAGATTAAAATGCCTACAGCTTCAAAGATTATATGGGTTATATCAGATCGAGACGATGTTCTTGGTGAGTATATCCCTGATCCACACACCATTACTATATCCCTAGCAAGACAAGATCACTTTGAAAATATATGTAAGACTATCCTTCATGAGATGGTGCATATGTTACTTTTCATACAAGGAAAATCTCATTACGAGAAACATGATAAGACATTTAAAGCTTGGACTGCAAAGATTGCAGGTATATATGGGTTTGACCCTAAAGAGCTTTAGTTTTTTGGCGGGAAGCGTTTAGTGACGCTTTCATATTGAGGACCATACTTACCATATAGATATTCAGCACCTATCAATGGAATACTTAATGCGCCTGCTACACCTCTTACAGGTGCAGGAACTGTGGGTGTAAGTGCTGTACCTGCGGTAAGTGCTTCAGCGGCAGATAATAATCCACCACCAATCTGACCTTTTTCAAATCTTTCTCTTGCAGTATCAGCCGCAAAGCCCGCACCCAAACCTGCTAATGGACCTGTAATGCGTGAGTGTTTTCCAATAAATTCTCCCATGCCTCTTGGGATAGATTTAAATCCTTCTTTAACTCTTTGAAATTTCGTGAGAGGCTTACCTTCTAAAGCTTGTGGGGGAACTAATAAACCTGTATCTGTAGCTGTTAATGGACCCATCTTTAATACAGGACTATCTTGCATGATAATGCCTGACCTTCTCATACGCTCAATTAATTCTTTATTTTTAGCGGCTTGTTCTGCTCTGCGTTGAGTCTCTAAATTAAAGCCTGCTTCTCTTGCTCGACCCGATGTACCAAACTCTGTTGTACCAAATCTAGGATCTGTTGGAGGTATGCTTGTAGCAGGTGCTTTAGGTTTATTACCCATGTATTCACTAAAGCCTAATCCTGTACCTAATAAAGCTCCTGTTGCAGGTAGTAGTGCTTTATCAAGAGGAGATCTTTCTTCAAGCGTTTTTGGTTCTTCATCTAAGTGAGCAGGAAGAGCTTCTACAGGAGAAAAGTTATCGTCTTCTATTTGTGTTTCTTCTTGCACCTCTTCGTCTCTTTGTACTAACGGACGAATCTTATCAATGTCTTCTAAATAGATTCTAGTTTCTTCAGGAATAGACTCAGGGGTTTCGCCATTTTTTAAATAGCGTTTAGCTACATTAGGGTTAGCGTTATAAGCAACAAGCGCTGCTCGTTCGTTACCCTGAAACATGTCAAGGTTTTCTTTAAACAATCTTAACCCAATGTCAATATTATGATTTGGATCTTGTAAATCTTCTACTGAGTATCCATAAGCTTTGGCATTAGCAGGCATGATTTGCATAATACCTGTAGCTCCTTTTGGTGACTTGCCTTTAGTTTGGAATCTGTTTTCACGCCAAGCAAAAGCTAACGCAAGATCAGGATCAATACCTACCTCTTGAGCTTTAGAGCCAATTAAGAACGCGTTGTTTTGTTGTTCTTTATTAAGCTTAACTTTTGTGAAATCCATTTCCATAGCTATTCATTTTCCTTAGCATTTTGTATAGCCTGCCAAAGACTTCCACCTTTTTTAGGTTGAGCGGATGGCTTATCAGATTCTATTCTTGCAGGTGTAAATCCATATTTACTCAAGATATTACCAAGTTTATTATCGTAACCTACCTTAATTGAATTGTATTCAGTTGATCCCTTAAATTGTCTTACAGATCCATTAGGATGGCTTTCTTGCCATTGTGCAAATTTATTTGCTAGAGCGCTATCGTATTCAGCACGAGCTATAATACTTTCTGCTTTAAGCGCGGCTACTTTTGGATTGTCTGAAATTTGTGGACCTACGTTGCGCACGATGAGTCGTTCGTTATCAGAGACTTGCCCTTGACCTTTAAATACTTGGCTGAATCCTAATTCAAGTTTAGCCATAGATCTAGCTACCACAGCGGCAGCGTTAATTTCTTCTTGTGTACCACCTGCTTTACGAACAATATTTTCAATATTAGAAACACCTACACTAATATCACCAAACTTGAGAGGTTCGCGAAGGATTTCACCTACAGTAGCAGCAATACCAGGTCTTGCTAAGATACCGAATGCATTCTTAGTTTTTGGATCAGTCGCTATACTGTAAACAGCTTTAGCATCATTGATCTGATCAACAGCGCTATCACGTCTTGTTTCAAGAAACTCAATATCTTTTACATTTGATTTTGCAGTTTCTTTAACTGTTTCTTTTTCTCCTTCAACTCGAGTAGCTCTTTGTTGTGGTGTTTCAAATTGTTGAGTAACTTTTCCTGTCGTAGAAACAACATCCCGTTTACCCAAAATACCTTTGTCTTGATAGTACTGATTAAATATTGCTTCACGCTCAGGTGCAGGCATGTTTCTTGTTGCTTTATCTAGCTTTTCAATTTCTTTTACTTGTTTAATAGTAATGGTTTCTGTTGGCTCACCAATAACAGGCAATGTTGTTTTTGTTGATCCGTAATCTTTTTGCTCTAACTCAGCTTCTTTCTGTTGGTTGTCGTACATCTTTTCTATGAAATCGCGTGTTTCTTTAGTCGGAGCAGCAGCTATCATAGCAGGTGTAATACGTTTACCTGTTGTTTGGGCTGATTCAATTAAAGCGTAAGCATCAGGTACAGTCATTTTGTTACCTGCCAATGTTGTAGGCTTTACAAGCGCGCCATCCTGACCAATTTTGCCTGACAAGACATCCCTGAGGTACTGTTTACCTTCAAGATCTTTTTGTAAAGCGTAATCTTTTTCTAGTTGACCAATCTGACCTGTGCGTAATTCATTCTCAAGCTTTGCTCTTTCCATTTCTGTTTGTACTTCTTTTTCGCCTGCTTCCATGTACCCTTTTGTACCAAGACCTAAACCTTCAAAGAAGTTTCCTGTTTTACCTGGTGTAAGAAGACCTGCTCCTAAAGCAAGAAGCTTAGGATTGTAATTTAATTGTCTTTGTGATGCCTTATCAATTAGGTTTTGTAAGTGTGCATCGTACTCACGTCTTTTTTGTTGTAGACGAACAGTCGCATCATCAGCATAAGCTTTTTCTCTTGTAGCTTGTTTTGGAGCTTCAGGAACTTCCGCAGGAATTTCTTCAGGTAGCTCGTTGGTTTGAAATTGTTCGAGTGCCATAATTAATTTCTCACTTTATTTTTTAAACGATCTGTAATATGAGAAGGTAGTTTTATAGATCTAACGCTACCACCTTTTTTAGCGCCAAATATGCCTTGGGAAATACCTGTTGCAATAGTGTTTGCAATTGAGTTTTCATCTATACCTGCAGAGCTTAATAGAGATCTAATTACACTTGATGTTGGCTTCGTACCTGTTCCTGTAGATGTTGTAGTGCTAGGTTGATTGCCTACGCCCATCATACCACCAATAGTAGAAGCTAATCCTGAGATTTGTTGTAATGGACTTAATCCGTACTGCCCACCCGTGCCTGGCCCAACTTTTTGACTTGTTTCACCTACAGGGATAGATACAGGGAATAACTTAGCGTAATTTTGAGCTTGAAGCATTGGGTAGTCTAATTGTTTTTGACCTAAGTTTTGTTGCTGTGTTCCTAACTCACTTAATGTTTTTAATCCTCCCGTACCAATTTGATACTGATCTTGTGCAACATTACCTAAACCTTGACCTGCTTGTAGTTGACGGCTTAAATCAGCTTGAGCCGCTGTCATTGCAGTATTGTAACCTGTGTTTAATGCATTATATTGTTGACCTGTTAAGTTACGTTGCATTTCAGCTAACGTTTGACCTGTAACATTAGCTTGACGAGTTGATCCAAAGCTACCTGATCCAACACCTGCACCTCTTAACGCAGGCATAACGCTACGTTGAATGTTTTGATTTTGTAGACGAGCCATTTCATCCACAACATTTGTTGTGTATGGATTCATGTATGCGCCAACCATAGAAGGAGCAGCTGTTGTACCTGAAGCGCCTAATAAAGAAGCCGCGTCACCTGCTGTTTGTGCACCACTAAACGCCGCGTTTGGTGCCATTTGAAATGCTTGTTGTTGTAAAGGAGAGAAACCTGCAACACCGCCTTGTTGAATAGCATTTGTACCTAAGTTAGCAATATCTTGTAGGTAGTTTGTATAAAACTCAGGTAAGACTTGTTGTCTTTGTTCTGTTTGGGTGATTGTAGGTAACGGTACACCTTGGAATATATCAGCCATTATTTTGCTCCTTTAAGATAAGCCAATGGAGATTTACTCTTTGGCGGTATTTTGTGTGTAGGTGCGCTTCGTTTATGTGCGCGAATATTTTCTCTAAATGTATCTAGCATTTTAGCACCTGCTTTGTTAGATCCATTACCTAATTGTGCTACTGTTTCTGCATCGATAACGTATTCACCGTCAGCAAGCATTGCAGGAATGTCGTCAGATTGACCGTCACCTGCTCCTTGTACATAAGCACCTTCTCTATAATCTTGTCTACCTTCTACTACAGGTACGTTTGGATTATGGCTATCTGACATAGGGATATTTGGGTTGCCATGTGGTGAACCACCTTGAGCGTATGTTCTTGATGTTGAAATTTCTTCACGCGGTGCAAAAGTGCCATTAGGCATTAACATAAATGGTTGTTGAACAGGACCTTGTCTTAATCCTGTCAGTAATGGATTGTTTGCACCACTAAATTTAAATGTTGGTGAAGTAGAGAACGGTGTTTGCTGTGGCATTGCAGGACCTTGTGTAGGCATAGCGGGTCCTTGCGTAGGCATAGCAGGACCTTGTGTTGGCATTAAGTCTTGTCTTTGTTCAGGCATACCATTGTTATAAGCTATTGGTCCCATGTCGTCGTTGATTTCCATTTCGTAAGGATTTTTATAATCATAAAATTGACCTGGTAACTGCACATCTCCTGATTGAACAGTATTTGGATTAGAGAAAGATGGTGAAGTATCTTTTACTAAATCATAAATAGGTGTTGTGATAGGTGTTGTGCTATCATTTTGTGCATAGAAATCTGATGAAAGATATTGCGTATTATTTGGATCTAATCCAAGTTGGAATCCACCATCAGGTTGTTGATTGTATGATCTGAGTCTAATTGGTGTTCCTGTAAGACCATCGTATTGACGAGCAACACTGTTTATATAATCATATTCAGTTTGACCTGGTTGCAACCAAGGGCTTAAATTATCAGGATAGAATGATCTAATTGCCTTTAATAAGTCAGCTTGATTCCATCCACTTTGTAAGTCATTATAAGTTAAACCTCCAAGTGAATCAGATGGAGATGCGGTAGAGGTAATTGCTAAATCGCTCATACCACCGTCAGCAAACTTTCTTATTGCTCCACCTTTTTTAGAGTTTAATACATCTGATGGTTTTATATCTGATCCATAAGAATAATAAGATGATGTAGCTTCAGGTGTAGTTACAGCTAAACCGCTCATAGGAGCAGAAGCTGTTTGTGATGTTGCCATAAGCGGTGAACTTGCTACAGAAGCTTGCGCGGCAGGCGTCACTGAGCTTGTAGTTGTGTCATACACTAAATCACCACTAGCGTTATAAATATTTCCGTCAGCGTCTTGGAAGTATTGTGGTGCTGTAGTTGTTGTAGGTGGCGCAGTTACTGTTCCTGTAGGTGACATTGTTGAAGGCATTGAAGGCAATCCGCCTGTAGGTGGTGTTGGACCTGTTGGAGTTGAAGCACTTGGAGAGACAGATCCGCCACCGAACGGAGATATACCTAAGTTTTGGTAAAGCTGTGAGTAATCAGTTGGTGTAGTAGGTGTACCGTATTGTGAATAAGGAACAAATCTAGCTGCGCCTGTTGGTGTTGTGCGTGGTTTTAATGTACCTAACGCTG